CGCAAGGCGGGACTTTGAACCTTCCTTTCCCTAGCTGGTGCAATTCCAACCTGAGTCACCTAAAAGAAGTCTTCGAGCCGGTAAGCGTCCGGTTGAAAGATGCCGTCTCGGCACTCCCAAAGTGGGCGGTAGGTGCAAATCCTACAAGACTTCACCAATTTCCAACCCCTTTCCGGCTCCTGTCTCCCTTTGCAGAGGTGCACCTAGACAGTCCGGTTCAGGCGGCGCTCACTGTCGACTAGGGCGGTGGCAGTGAGCGCCATTACTTTGAACCCGTTAGCTAAACCTAAAGCAATGCTCTAATCCATAAGGCGAAGCCCTCGCAGGACAATCCGAATCTTCTCTCGATTCAACCTAGCTAGCCGGTTCAAATCTTTCCCTCGGTTCAGCCCTTTTACCCACAACCCCATGCCCGAACCCACATCCCCTGAAGAAATCGAGTTCCACGGAGAAGAGGCCCGCCTCACTGACCTTCTCAAGTTCTACCCAGAACCCGTTACCTTCACCATCCCATCCGGCGGCGCCAGTGCCCTTCGCATCCGTCTCAAGCGCGCCCTTAAGAACTACCTAACCAACCCACTCTGGACTTCCTCCCTCGACCGCAAGCTCGCATGGAAAATCCTCTCCACCTACACCTTCGTAGCTGACAGCAAGACCTCCCTCTATTGTGGCTTCCCCCGCAGAGTCCGAACCCCTGCCGTTGAATCCTTCCAATTCGACCTCCCTGTCATTCGCACGGAAAACCCAGACGTTATCCTCGCACTTCTCCTCCTCAAAAACTTTGACCACATCCCTATCCCCGTCAAGATCGAAACCGCCCTTCCCATCCACGAACTCAAGGAACCCTATTACAACGTCGCGATCGCGGACTCCATTCACGAGAACAACTACACCATCATATGAAAATCGAGACCAACCCTTACATCCCACCACCTCCCATCCACCTCGTCCCCATCGAGGCGCTCACCTCCCCTTATCACGACCTCCCCGCCGCTGACAAGCAACGCGCTCAAGCCCTCATCTCCACCGAAGACCTCCTCAAGCTCCGCTCTTACTACCCGCGCAAGGGCGTCGTCGATGCCGTCATCTCCGGCATGGTTCGAGGCCTCATCCTTCACATCGAATCCCTAAACCTCCACGCTCAACCTCAATCCTTCTGCAAGAACGAACAAGTCTTCATTCAACTAATCAAATCTTATGTCCCAGGAACTCCCCACAGCCGCATCGCCTACACCCTTGACAACAACGGAAACCCCGACCTTACCATCCTCCCGCCCTGCGGAACCCGCTAAGTCCTTCAGCGCCGCCATCTACTACGGCGTTCCATTTGACGAACTCCTCGACAAAGACTTCACCACGATGACCCACGACGAACAGCGTGCATACCTCGAAGGGATTCGCTCCGCTCGTGTGAACCCAGGCCATAAGAAGGTGGAGAAATCCACGGGTAGTAAGAACAAAGGAAAGGGCTCGGACTCTTCAACACTTCTGAAAGGACTTATCTAATGGACCTCCCCCTAATCGACCTCAACCTAGGCGGCACAGCGATGGATTTTCTCCTCGGCGATTCACCAACCACCGAATCCCCCACCGATCGCCCCATCCGCAAGCTCTTCCATTGGACTGACGACCCCGCCTGTCCTCTCGTCCTCACAATGGACTGGTCTTCCCTCGAATCCCTCCTCTCCTGCAATCGCAGCGCGGAATACAAGCTCGTCCACTCCCGCACCACACACACCAAATCCGCCCTCATCTTCGGCGCAGCTTTCCACTCTGCACTTGAGTGCTTCTACAAACGCAGCCCCACCGACACGCAAGAATCCCTCCTCGAACTCGGTGGCCGTGCTATCCAGGCCGAATACGCTCTCAACTCCCACGTCATCATTGACGACTATCGCACTGCTGACTACTGCTTCTCTTGCTTCAGCCTGTATCTCGCACAGTATTTCAACGAGACTATCACCCCTTACATCCACGAAGGCAAGCCGTTGGTTGAGTTCACCTTTGTGATGCCTGTTGGGATGACCACAATCCCAGCTAACCTGTTTGCAAAGTGGGGTTTTGGTAAATTGACTAATGACGCCGAACGGGAAGCTGAGGCCGATAAGAAAGCGCAGCTTAGTAGCGATCCTTACGCCGGGTTTAATTTGATGGCTATGACAATCCCCTGCCGTATCGAATGGTCTGGCATCGTGGACGTTCTCATGCAAATGGGTGACGGCAACACCCTCCGCGTTTGTGACCACAAAACAACCTCCGTCCTTTCCGACTCCTTCTTCAACTCCTTCCAGGTTTCCATGCAGCCCATTGGTTACGTCGCCGCTATGCGGGCTGCGTTCCCTGATCTTAACATTAAAGGGTTCTACCTCAACTGCATGGCTTGCCGCAAGCCCACAAAGACTGGAATCGCTTATGAGTCTTACCGGCGTCCCTATGATTATTCACCTGAACAGTGCGAAGAGTGGAAGCAAGACCTCCTCGCTCTCATCGGTGAACTCCTTCACAACCTCACATCAAAGAACTTCCCCAAGAAAACCAACTGGTGCGCGGGAAAATACGGAGCCTGCCCCTATCTCGACGTATGTTCCGCACCGGCTAGCCAAAGAGCTATGATCCTGAACACGGGGATGTTCTCCGATAACACTTGGAAACCTGGAACCTAGTATGAGCACACCAATCACGCAGCTTCCTGACGGCTCTGGTTGCTTCACAACAACCGTTCTCTCCACCGACGAGGCTCAAGCACTTTCATTAAAAGAGCGCCCGCTTAACTATCGCCTTTCAAGTGATCTTTATCACGCTGTCTTCGAAGCTGTAGGCCAGGCTTCGATGTGCTGGCTTCCAGAACCTAAAGGTGTTTTTGATCCAAGCGCGGCTGAAAAAATCGCTGTTGATTTATGTTTCAAAATTGCTAACGCCGTTGAAGACGGAACAGCACAGCCGCCATGATCACCTCCCGCCTCCCCGCCATCGCCTACTCCACCCTCACGCGCGGAACACCCGACCACCCCATCTACCAGCACACCGCCATCCTCTGCCAGCAACACTCCGAAGGCTCCCTCTCCCCCGACCCTAACAAATCCGCCCTCACCCGCGCCATCCTCTCCCGCCTATACGGCCCCATCCAAACCGAAATCGCCCGCATCTCCGGCCTCCTAACCACCAACCCCGACGCTGCCGCCAAGCGTCTCAACGACCTCAACCGCGAACTCATCAACCACACACTCCAATGAAATCCTCCTCCGACTTCACCATCTCCCTCCCCAACTCCATCCTTATTCTCGGTCGCCCCGGCAGTGGCAAAACCACCCTTGCCCTCCAGTTCCCCAAGCCCTTCATCTTGGACTGTGACCAGAATATGAAAGGCCCAGCACGCTACCTCGCCACCAAAAACGGCAAGCTCCCGTGGTTCAAATATGACACTCCGCTTGCTGACAAACTCGGCGCACCAGTCCCGCGCGGCACTCGTATGGATCGTGTCCAAGAACTCCTCAACGAAGCCCTCACCGATCCCGAAATCGAAACCATCGTCATCGACTCCCTCACTACCCTTATCGACTTTGTCTTCGACAAAATCCGTGCCACTGCCACCGGCTCCAATCCACCCAAATTCGGCGACGGTAAGAAAACCCAAGACGACCCTATCCGCATCCAAGACTGGGGCACATTCGCCTCCATCCTCAAGCAACTCATCTTCGGCCTTAAAGCTTCCGGCAAACGCATCGTCTTCATCGGTCACATTTCCCACGATAAAGACGAGGTCACCAAAATGATCCTCAACTTCATCGCCTGCCCCGGCCAAGTCGGTGACATCATCTCCGGTCTCTTCGAGGAAGTCTGGCAAACTGAGGTCAAGGCCTCCGGTGCTGAAACCTCCCTCAAAGCCGACTACAAAGTCCGCACTGTCGGTGACGCCCGCTCCGAGGCCCTCGGTCTTAAATCCGCAGGCGGGATTGGAGCCTACATCTCCGCCGACGCTCCCGCTATCATCGCTAAACTTCTATCCTCCCCTGTGAAATGATCCTTCCATCCAGTTGCACTTACAAAAAGTTACCCCCGTTAGCCCGATGGTTCGGCAAACGTTGGATTACTTTTGCTGATAACCAGTTAATCTGTGGTGTTACGTTTAGAGGAAAATCTTACGTTACACACGAACGAACGGGAGGCCGAGTCTTCAGCCTACCCAAAGGCTATTCCATTAAAAATTTCATCCAGCAGCCTAAATGAAACGCACCTGCCTCCTCACCTTCGAGCTCTCCGAATCCTCCGACATCCTCTCCTACGCGGACGAAGCCCTTTCCATCCTCCAAGATGAAGGCCTTCCAGCCATCACCTGCGTCCCTTGGGGCCAAGTTTCTTCCCAACAACCCGAAGACCTGCTCGGTCAAAACCCTTTCCCGACAGCGCAACCTGTCTCTCAACCAGACGCCTTCGCTTCTCTAACCCAAAGCGACCCTTGGCTCCCTTCCTAACCAATTTCTCGCCACAAGTGTGGCCTTGAAAACCAAACAACAAAACAACAAAACATAACAAACACATATGTCCGACGAATCCAACACCATCCTCCCTCTCGATCTCGACTTCTCTGGAGCCGACTTGTCCATGCCACTCATCGTTCCTGGCAATCATCTCGTCCAGATCCACTCCGCTGAGCTGGTCAAAAGCAAGAAAACTCCCGACAGTTGGAACCTCAAAGTCGTCCTCAAAACCGTGGACGCTACTGAAGACCCTTCCGGCAAACCTGTCGCTCCTGGGTTCCAGCTCATCACTTATCTCCAGGTCCCGCTTCCGGGCACTGAATACGGTGAGTCTGAACACAAAGACATGTTCATCAAAAAGCTTACCTTGTTCCAAGTCGCCGTCGCCGGTCTCGTGGCCAAGGGTGACGTGGCCCCTGAAGTTCCCCGCTTCAACAACGTCTACATCGCGGAGCTGCCAACGAAGTATGTCATCGCCGTGACCAACAATAACAAACCCAAGGCCAAGGAAGGCCAGGCGGAAGACGAGTTCGGAGTTCGCTCCCAAGTCGCCAGCTTCAAAGCCAACCTTCCTTCCGAGTAACACTAACCTCCGCTGGCAGACCGGATAATGTCTGCCTTTTTCATTATGCCTAAACGCAAAACACACAAGCCAAGAAACATTAGCACAGACTGCAATCCAGTTTGCGACACACCAGTCCAATCCCGCCGTTCCATCCCAGTCGCTGAGGTCAACGAGATCATCCAACGTGAGGTCGCCCGCGTTAAAGCAGAGGCCACCATCTACGACGATCGCGCTCGTATCCTCGAACAGCTCGAAAGCAACGAAGGCGAAATCGCCTATCTCGAAAGCCGGTTACACGGCGTGCGCCTGCAAAACAAAACCATCCGTAACGACCTCACTCAAGTCAATCTGGCCATCACCCGTCAGCTTGAACTCGATGGTGTCTAACCACTATGAAACAGTTTATAATCCGCATCAACGGCTCCGGCCCAATTCAAGCAGAAGCTGAAACCTTTGACATCAAAGATGGTGTCTTGCAGCTCATGACTAATAACGAAGTTATAATGGCGTTCAAAACCTGGGACGCTATCATGACCGAGGCATAACCGCTAGCCGGTGTTAAAGAAGCCTCTGGCACGAGGGCGTAATTCTCGTGCCACCCATCCCACTTTCCCACCTTATGATCGCCCGCCTACAAAACATCGGTTACACACCCATCTCAAATATCATCGTCGGAGAGCGCCTGCGCCGTCGTGATGCTAAATTTCAAGCCGCTGTTGAGGAGAAGATGCAGTCCCTCCAAGAGTTCGGCCCCTTCCAACCCCTCCTCATCGACGAAGACAACAACCTCATCGACGGCGGGACTCGCCTTGAAGCCTATTCGCAACTCGGCGAAATCGACGTGCCCGTTGTCATAGCCGTCAACATCGACGCCGCAACCAAGCTCGTCATGGAGATGGACGCGAATGAAAAGCGAAACGCGCTTACCTGGCAGGAAAAAGCTGTCGGCATTTACAAAATCCACACTGCCGAGTCCGCTAAGTATGAAGACTGGGGCACACGTGCTACCGGCTCCTTGTTCAAAATCTCCCACGCCAACGTCGCTCAAGCTATCCTCTTCGCGAAGGAACTTATCCGTGGTGACAAAGAACTTTGGGAATGTGACACCGCAATGGCGGGACGCGATCTTCTTTTGAAGCGTAAAGAAGCCGCCGTCACTGCCTCCCTTGCACAGCTCAACCAAGACGCCTTCAAAGTTAAGCCCACTTCCACCCTTCCTACCAGCAAAGGCATCCTTAACATAACCCTCGGCGCGCCTGGCACACAAACCACTGAGGCCCCAAAGAAGAAGGACCACCTCCCATCTAACGTCGTCACACGCATTCCCATTTCCTCCATGCTGTTCCACGCGGACTGTCATGACTTTATGGAAAACGAATTGAAGCCCTTCTCCATTGACCACATTGTCACTGACCCACCCTACGCGATCGACATGGCTAACCTGGAAGGAATGCAAAACCTTGCGTCCACCGCTGACGAACATGAAGTCGAAGAGAACCTCGATCAACTCCCCAAATTCATCTCGAACTCCTTCCGCGTGCTCAAAGCTGATGGTTTCTTGATCTTCTTCTGTGCCTTCCAGCACTGGGAGAAGATGCGTGATTGGGGCAACGAAGCCGGTTTCAAGGTCCAAGACTGGCCTCTTCTCTGGCTCAAGCCCCACGGTTGCAAGAACAACGCACCTCACGCGAACTGGACAAAATCCGTCGAGCCTGTCATGGTCATGCGCAAAGGCAAAGCAAATCTCCGCATGCCGATGACGAAATGTCACCTTGAATGCGATGCCACCGCCGACCGCATATGTCAGTCCCACCCGTTTGCTAAGCCCCACCAGTGGCTCTCGGAGATGATCTGGAAACCTATCGTGTCCCCAGGGACAACCATCTTCGACCCTTACATGGGCGGTGGTTCTATTCTCCGCAGTGCGATCTTAAACGGCGCGCGTGTCATCGGCACGGAGAAGAAAGAACACCACTATGTGCAGGCACTTGAAAGTATCAAGAGCGTCTATACACAAGTGCAAGGGAAACATGTTGAATTCTGCTGATTATGAATGCACCAAAACTAGTCAAACACGATAGCCCCGCTGGCCCATACTGGTATCACCCAGACCATCCACACTGCCAGGATGGTAAAGTCTTATGGGAGTTAGAAGAAGGTGAGCTGTGTCCCGAATGCGGAGAAGGTAAGTTAGCATTTCTTCCGGTAGAAAATTGTTCTTGTCACATTAACCCTCCATGCAATCGATGTGTTGAGAACCCGCTTAAATGCACTGTATGTGGATACGAACCTGAGCTTAAGAAAAAATGATCCCCACCGAATTCCCTCTTGTCCCATCCGATACCCGCCTCGCCATCATCGGTGACTTCCCCCGCGATCACGAGACCGCCGCGAATCGTCCATTCGCAGGGCCAAACCTCATGTATCTCGAAAAGGCACTTGCTCGTTCTGGACTCATGCGGGCTAACTGCCTCGTCTCAAACATTTGTCGAACCCAACCACCCAAGTCCTCTTATGGGAACTCATCTTTCTTCATGCACGACGGGCCAGACATCCAAGAAGGACTCGCCCTCTTGCGAAGTGATTTATCGCAGTTCAGTCCGAATTGCGTCCTCTTACTGGGCGACTTGGCTCTCAAGAGCGCAGGCGTCCATCATTCCCTCGACGCCTTCCGCGGATCTATCTTCCTCGGGTTTAACGACAAATACAAATGCGTCGCGACCTTTCACCCCACCAACCTATTCACCAACTATGACAACATGCCACTTTTTCTGCACGATCTTAACCGTGCTGTGGCCCAGGCTAAGTTCCCTGAACTCAGGTTGCCACGGCGTCGCTTGGAAACTAACCTATCCCCTAACGAGATCATTGCGCGCTTGGAGAGTATACTTCAAGACAAGCCTCTTGTCTCTCTTGACATTGAAGGCGGTATCCCCAACGAGCGCGCTGCTAAGGTTGAGTATAAGCACCGTAATGGTATAACGTGCTGCTCCATTTCAACTGATCCATCCTCCGCCTTCATCATCCCTTTTGAAATCTATGACATTACCACCCTTCAACGAGTTCTCATACCCTTTGCTAAGCTACTCGCAGAGAAGGAAATTCCAAAAGTTCTCCAAAACGGTTTGTATGATTACACCGCCCTGGCATGGCACTTCCGTTGTCCCATCAACAACATCGCCCACGACACAATGTTCTCCGGGTGGGAAATCTACCCAGAACTCCCCAAAGGTTTAGGCACCCAAGCGTCCATC